AGAAATTGCCAGGGCAGGAAGAGACATACAGATTTATTTCTGCTAAAGACGGATTCTCAAGTATTGCATTTATTGATTATATAGGTTGGGCAGAAGGTATTGAAGATTTACATGTATCTACTTTCCGAATAGGTGTTAAACAGGCTGAAGACATCAAGCTTCTTTATGAACGTGGAAGAATTAAAAAAGCTATGTTTATAACAGGCCGTATGAAGAATGTTCAGACTGAGAGATACGACTATTACAATCAGGTTAAAGAAATATTTGATTCATGTGGTTTCTGGTTCGCTGACTTCAGTAATCATTCAAAAGTGTTCCTGTTCAGAACTCCGACAAATTACTACATCTTGGAAACATCAGCAAATTTGAATGAGAACCCTCAAATAGAACAGTATATTCTGACAAATTCAAAATCTGTTTATGATTTTTATCTGACTTTCTTTAACGCTGTAATTAACTCTGGTGATAAATACAAGAACTAAAAATGAAAGACTTTCTGAAACTAGCTAATCAATACATCAAAGATGTACTTTCCGGCAAAATTGAAGCAGGTGAGTACACTCGTTTAGCTTGTGAAAGACAGAAGAATGATTTGCTCCGTAAAGATTGGCAATATGAGTTTGATGTTGATAGAGCTGTCAAACCATGTAAGTTTATTTCACTATTGAAACATATCAAGGGTCCAAAAGCAGGTACATGTATTGAATTGGAACCATGGCAGTGTTTCATAATTACAACTCTTTTTGGTTGGGTTGATAAGTTAAGCAGAGCCAGAAGATTTCTTGTATCTTATACAGAAGTGGCAAGAGGTAACGGTAAATCATGTTTAGCTTCAGGTATAGCTCTTTATATGCTTTGTGCTGATGGTGAAGTGGGTCCTGATGTTTATAGCTTTGCTGTGGATAAGGAACAGGCGAAGATAGTTTATGATGACGCTGTAAGCATGGTGAACAATAATGAAGCTTTACAGCGAGCTTTTGGAATTAAGGTACTCAGTAACTCTATCAAGATTAAAAGAACTAATGGCACATTCAAGCCGATGTCTTCTGAGACTAAAAAACTTGATGGTCTTAATCCTCATTGTGCAATCATAGACGAACTTCACGCTCACCCGACTAGAAAAGTTTATGACCTGGTTAAAAAAGGTATGGTTAAGAGATTGCAACCTTTACTATTTGCTATTACTACTGCAGGTTATATCTTAGATGGGATCTGTATGGAAGTTAGGACTCTTGTTCAGCATGTATTGAAAGGTGATATTGTATCTGATACAACTTTTGGAATTATCTTTTCTGCTGATGATGGTGACGAGTGGGATTCTTTGACAGCTATCAAGAAAGCTAATCCAAATTTCAATATTTCAGTATTTGCCAGAAACATTAATGATGATATTGGTGCAGCCAGACTATCAATACAGAATCAGAATGACTTCAAGACAAAACATCTTGATATATGGTGTAACTCTAATTCTCAGTGGCTTGATATCTCGAAGTGGGATAAATGCAGATGTGAAGAAAAGCTTGAAGATTTTATCGGCTGTCCTTGCATTATCGGTATGGACCTTGCCAGTAAAATTGACTTGGCAACAATAGTATTAGTGTTCTGGAAATATAACGAACTTGAAGACAGACTACATTTCTACTGTTATCAGAAATCTTGGCTTCCTGAAAAGAGAATAAAATCTTCAAGTAATGTTTTCTATCAGAACTGGGTAAATGAAGGTTACATGAAAACTAACTCAGGTGAGATAACTGACTACACTCAGATCGAGACTGAGATTGTAGAACTATCCAAACAGTTTGATATTCTCTGTGTCGCTTATGACCCTGCTCAAGCAACTATGATTTCTCAAAACCTGATGAATTATGGAATTTGTATGGTTGAACTTTCTCAGACATTAAGAAATATTTCAGAGCCTATGAAACAAGTTCAGGCTCTTGTCTACTCAGGAAGACTTCATAATAATGGTGATCCTTTGTTCAGATGGCAGGCAGGTAATGTAGTTGCTCATGTTGACGCAAAAGAAAATATTTATCCTAGAAAAGAAAAATCTGCAGGCGATCCAAAAATTGATAGTATGATGGCATTGATCATGGCTTTTAATCAAATCATACAAAAAGATATTGAAAACAATTACATGTATTATAATAATGATAGTAGTAGCATAGACTTTGAAGACATTGTTCTTGATTTCTGAGAAAGGAGTGTAGAATGTTATTCAGCTGGATTAAAGGTATTATAGGTAATTATTTAGGAGTGCAGAGAAGTAAAGAGTTTGTATCAATCGTTGAAGACGCTCCGTCAGCGAGTGTGGAAAACGTATTACAAATTCCTGCTGTTTGGCAGTGTGTAACTCTTATTTGTAATACATTCAAATCACTTCCGATCAATGTTATCAGAATTGATAAAGATGATAAAAGAACTATTGATAAGAACCATTACCTTTATCAGCTCTTGAATTATGAACCAAATCAGGAAATGACTCCTTCTGAGTTTAAATCTACAATGTGTCTGAATTATCTGCTCTCAGGTAATGCTTTTGCAAAAATTAACAGGTCAGCAGGTGGTAAGTACATACTTTCTCTTTTTCCTTTAAATGCCGAGCAGGTAGAAATCATAAAAGATAAAGGCAGAGTTCTATACTACAAGTATCACGCTCCTGATAACAAAGATGAAATTATTGAAGCTTCCGATATGTTACACTGGAAAGGTCTTGGTAATGGTCTGATAGGTATCTCTTTAAAAGACTTTGCTAGAAGTACATTGTCTGAAGCTGTCTCTGCTCAGAACTCAGCAGTAGATGTCTTTCGAAACAAGGGAAAACTTAATGGTATTTTGACTGCAGATTCATACATGGATAAAGGTCAGGTGAAGAACTTCCTGGAAAGTTACAATTCCATGAAAACAAAATCAGGCATTCCTGTTATCCCTTCTGCTTTTAAGTATCAGGCATTAGCTTTGAGTCCTGCTGAAACTCAGTTATTAGAAACCAGAAAGTATAATGCTGAAGATTTTGCAAAATGGTTTAATGTTCCTGCAGGTCTGTTGTCAGGTGAAGGTGATTTGAATGATTTACTGAGATATTTTTATAAAACTGAGATGTTACCTGTATGTACTAGCTTTGAAGAGGTGCTATTGAAGACATTACCTGCTAAAGATTGGACAAAGTATGAGATTAAGTGTGAACTTTCAAAAGTTAATAGAGCTTCTGATACTGAAAGAGCTAGTCTGAATGCAACTTACGTTCAGAATGGTATTAAAACCAGAAATGAAGTAAGAAGAGAAGAAGGTCTGAAAGATATTGAAGGCTGTGATATTCTGACAGCTCAAACTAATTTAGCTCCTGTTGATCAGCTCGGAAAAGATAACTATGATCCAAGTCAGACATCTCAGACTCCTTTAACTACTCAACCAAACAAGCAGTAAGTCAAAGGTTTGAGCAAATTAGTACCAAATTTTTAAATTTTTTTTGTATAATTAAATCAGATTAAGGAGCATTTATGAATAATTTGTTTATAAAATCTGAGTTTGAATTTTCGGAAGATGAAGAAGGCAGAATAACAGGATATGCTTCTGTCTTTGGAAATGTTGATAGTTATGGCGATGTGATAGAACATAATGCTTTTGACAATGTTCTTGATGATTTGAGTAAAGGCCTTGTTGGAATGCCTTTAATGTTAGCAAATCACGATCACTATTCAGGGTGTCCTATCGGTATCTGGGATTCTCTCAAGAAAGATGATAAAGGCTTAGTTATCTCAGGTTTAATAAACAAAAATATTCAACGTGGTGCAGAGATTTACTCTTCTTTGAAATTCAGTCAGGAAAAGCAGGTTAAAGGTATGGGGTTATCTGTTGGTTTCTATCCAGACTGGGATTCATGTCAGCTAGATGAAAATGACCTTTTCCATATCAAGAATATCAAGGAACTGAAAGAAGTAAGCATTGTGAACTTTCCTGCTAATGCTCAGGCTGTCATAACTTCAGTTAAGAATGATAGAGATTCTTACATGGACAGAATTTTAAAGTTACAAGATAAAAGAGATTGTGAAAAGTTCATGCGTGATGTATGTAACTTATCCAAAAAGGAAGCTGAAACGCTCATATCAGTTTTCTCAAACAAATTTAGTTCAGCAGGTGTTGATACTTTGAATGAATTAAATGCTATTGAGCTTATGAACCGATTAAACAATATTTTAAGGAATTAAGATTATGGAATTTGATTCAATTCTCAAGAAGTTAGACGAGATCGATCAGAAGTATCAGGACTCTAACTCAGTATCTCAGAAGGCTCTCAAGGACTTAGGCGATGAACAGCACAAGTACGCTAAGCAGTTAGCAGATGTTCAGGCTGAATTAGTAGCTATGCAGAAAAAGTCAGAAAGCTATTCAGGTGTAGCTCAGACTGCTGTCAAGTCTATTGGTGAACAGTTTGTAAATACTGAAGGCTTTAAGAATTTGTCTGCTCATGTTGGTGATAACAAGCATGTAAGAGAAACTTTCTCAACTAAGTCAGCAACTATTTCTACTACTACTACCGGTATTACTGATAATTTCCTTGGTGGTGTTCAGGAAATGGCAGGTATTATCTCAACTCCTCAGAGAAAGTTAGTTATTGAAAGCCTGATTCCTCATATTCCTGTTACTGCAGGTTCCATGTCAATGGTTAAGGAAACTTCTTTCACTAACAATGCTGCTGTTGTTGCTGAAGGTGGAAATAAACCTGAATCTACTTTTGAATTTGAAAAGTACAATGTCAACATTGAGACTGTTGCTCACTGGACTAAGATTTCTGAACAGCTTGCTGCTGACGCTCCAGCAGTTCAGGCATTCATTAATACTAGAATGCAGTACGGTTTACAGAACAAGGTTGACGCTCAGATCATTTCTGGTACTGGTTCTTCAGGTCAGCTTGGCGGTTTCTTGAAGTCAGGTAATCACAATGATTACTCAACAGAAATTGACATTGAAACTGGTGATACTCTGATTGACTTTGTAGCTAAGATTCAGGCTGAATTAGAAGCTTCAGAATACACTCCAGAATATTTGATTCTTAATCCTAGAACCTGGACTGCTTTAACTCTCTTGAAGGACACTCAGAAGCGTTACCTTCTTGGTGGTCCTGGTTCTCAGACTTCAAAATCATTATGGGGTATTCCTGTTGTAACTACTTCTGCTATTGCTTCTGCTGTTAGTGGAACTACTCCGACTGCTGCTAAGTATCTTCTTGCTGATTTCTCTTTAGGCTCTGCAATTCTTGATAGACAGGAACTTGTAGTAGATATTGACAGAACTCAAGATGATTTCATCAAAAACTTACTTACTATTCGTGTAGAAAGACGTTTAGCACTTGCAATTCTTGATAATAAGGCTATTGCAGGTGGTGATTTATCACTTTCTTAACCAATAGCTGAATACACTCTCTGTATTGACATTCATTCATGCAGAGAGTTTTTTAAGAAAAGGAATTTATGACAATGATTGTTTCATTAGAATTGATAAGAGAACATATTCACGCTGATTCAGATGATGTGAGTAATCAGTTACTCACTCAATATTATAATTCAGCTGTTGGAGCTATTGAGACATATTGTCATAGATCCCTTGTTTCTGATACAGATGAAACTGCTATTGCTTCTTCAGAAGAAACTGTTCCTGCAGAAGTTAAACAGTTCTTACTTGTAACTATTGCCGATCTGTATGAAAAGAGAGAAAGAATATCTGATAAGACTTTAAGCACTTATCATAATCACTTACTTGATCACTATATTCTCTATTAGGAGTGGTTATGTTAATTCAGGCAGGAACTCTTTCAACAAAGATACAGATATACAAGAGAGCAGTTAACACTGTTAAAGGTATTTCTTCCGTATCTTACTCATACTATAAAGATAAGTGGTGTGATTGGAGACAGTTAACATCTAAAGAGTTAATGAGAAACGGAATGGAGTACACTATTGATGTCTATACAGTAAGAATTAGATATGATTCAACTGTTACGACTGCTGACCAGGTTAAACTTAAAGGCCGGACTTACAACATCAAGTCAGTAGTCCATGATATTTACAATCAGTCAACTATTCTGACTCTTGAAGCAGGTGTTACAAAGTAATGGAAGCAGAAGTTAAAGAATTTGAAAAGAAAATACAAGACTTGATGAAACAGCTTTCTGATAGTCAGTCTAGTAGAATTTGGAAAGGTTCTTTAAAAAAATCTGCTGCTGTAATGAAAAATGAAATGGTTGCTGAGTACAGACAGAAACTTCATAAGGGCCGTTACAAGACTAAGACTTCAGGAAGAACAGTTTCTCATGTTGAAGTAGCAGACGTATCAAAGAAAAAGTATCCTTTGAGAAATTTTGAATTACAGTTTCTTGTTGGTGTTCTTGATGAAGGTGAAGATTCTACTTATCAGGGGTTTGGTCGTTCCTTTACTTCATTTTGGTATGAGAAAGGTACAAGAAATCATAGCATAAGAAAGAGTTCATCACTCAGAAGCAGAAGTTATAAAGCTTTGAAAGAAGTATCAGGTATTCCTGAACATAATCTGCAGAGTAATATACTTCAGAGTCATTCAGACAACTTCATTAAAGAGTACCAGAGTAATTTTCTGAAAGGATTAGAGAGGGCGGTTAAGAGAAATGCTAAGAAATAGAAGTTTACAGTATACAGAAGAAAGTTTAGTAGATTTGATTATTGACTGTCTTCCTGATTATCTCTCTTCTGACAATGTGAAAGTTAATATAGCTCCTGAAGTTTCTCTGTCTCTTGCAGAAAGCTCTGATTATTACTGTGTTATCTCTTTTCAGGCAGAACAGGAATTTTCAGAATGTGTAGATGGCTCAAGAAGTGCGGTAAAGAGAGACTTCACACTATTTATAGGTTCTCATGAAAATGAAAAACTCATTGAGATGTACGATGATATAATGAGTGAAGATTCTGAGTCAGGCTTACCAAAAATTTCTCAGAATGGTAAAGATTATTTTGAGTCTGT